CGTCAAGTCCCAACCCCGCAAGCGGAAGCCCCAAGGGAAGCCCGCCCTGGTGACGCAGCGGTCTGGGGTGGCGGAATGAAAGGCATGAATATGCAATCTATTCTTGCTGGACAATTCTCAAAACCTGTTGGACCATCTTTAGGTAAAGAACCTGAGGCTGCGGGCTTGACACCATCTCAGGCTGGTATAAACTCAGGACCTAGAGTTGATCCATCTTCAACATTACGAGATCCTGAAAACTTACAGATTAAAAAATGAGAATACCTAGCGCACCCGAAGCAAGAGAAGATTTTTATTTAGACATCATTGCTAAGTGCCTAGTATCAAGAGATGCCCGCAAAGGTGATTACACCACTCAGCGGGCATATTATTTATTTGGCGCTGGACCTGAAGAACCACCAGCGTATTTCAACAAGATCAATCCGCACTTAGATCAGCTTACTAGTTTTCTCTATAGTTCGGAAACAACCCGATTCTCCTTGCAATTGGGCGCTTCAGTCCACGATATGGAGCAACGCAAGACACCACGATTGACCCAAGCACTCAATGACGAGTGGCTTAACTCCAATGCAGACCAAGTATTTTCGACTGCGTTGACTTGGTCATTGGTTTATAACACCACATTTGTAAAGCTGGTTTATAACAACGGCATTAATCCTTACCTGATCGAGCCTGATTCTATCGGCATATTGCGTGAGGACACCCCTTATACAGACAGGCAAGAAGCCATTGTACAAACTTATTACATGACAAAGTCGGAGCTATATGCCCGTCTGTATTCCCATCCAAAGCGTGATGACATTGTAAAGCGCCTCACGACTGGCACAAGAGTCAATGAATCAGAGATTCCTGAAGCAGTAAATCGTATTGTGATGAGTCAAACCAATCCGACTATCTATGGCAACATCAACCTTGATCTGTATGGAGTAAATCGCTATAAAGCTCAAGTAGCTGAAGATACAGTAGAGATGACTGAGTTGTGGGTGTGGAATGATGACACTGCTGATTATCAAGTGGTAACTAGCGCAGCTCCTGGAATCATTATTTATGACCGACCAGGCGCATCGCTGTTTCTTAGAGGCGAATGTCCATTTGTTCAGATCTGCCCAAACCCATTGCCAACCTATTTCTGGGGTGCATCGGAAGTTCAAAAGCTCATGCAGCTTCAAACTTTGCTCAATGTGCGCTGGGTAGAGATTTTGGATCTATTGTCCAAGCAAGTTAGCCCTCCAACAGCGTTGACAGGCTTTTCTGGCATATTGGATGAGAAAAACTTTGCATTAAACCGTGCTGGTGGTCTTTTAAGTTCAGATATGCCCAACGCTAAAGCTGAACGCCTTGCACCGCAGATGCCACCTGATCTTTTTGAGGTTATCCACGAAATTAGCGCAATGTTTGAAGAAGTTTCAGGTATTGGCAATGTATTGCAAGGTAAAGGCGAGTCTGGCGTAAGATCGGCTGGTCATGCAAGCCAATTAGCTCGTTTAGGTTCTTCAAGAGCTAAAAAACGGGCTTTGATTGTGGAAGATAGCTTGGAAAAGGTAGCAACACTGTATCTCAAGCTCATGCAAGCCTATGACCCAACACATTACAAAGATACTGAAGGCGTGCCGTTTATTGCAGAGCAGTTTACTAACGATTATGTTGTTAAAGTTGACGCTCACTCTAACAGCCCAATCTTTACTGAAGATACAAAGCAGTTGGCGTTCAATTTATTTAAAGCTGGCGCAATTGACAAAGAATCTTTGCTTGACATGGTGGAAGCTCCAGGTAAACAATTACTCATAGAGAAATTAAAAAAGCGTGAAAAGCAAGCTGCTTCTCAAGGTGGAGGTCAAGAGAAGCCTCCTGCTGGCACTCCCAAAGAGAAGCAACATAAAAAGGAAGGCTAATGGCACAATCAATCGCACCTAAGGCTGACCAGCCAAAAGTTTCTACCGAATCTTTAAAAAGAGGTGATAAAGGTCCAGGTTTGGAGTATCGTACTCAAAGCAGTCCAAGTTTTAACCGTAGTCCAAAAGTTCGGAATATGGGCAGGGCAATTAGGGGATAGTTCTAACTAGGAGATTTTAAAATGCGTAAAGCTCACAAAAAATCACGCAAATCTAAGCGTTAATTAGTTTCCTTCACGGGAGAAAGGGTTGTGGCTTCCTTACCCTATAAATAGGTCGCTGCCTTCGTATGGAGATGAAAATGCGTAAAGCTCGCAAAGGTCGTAAAGCTCGCAAGTAATCCGTAAGGATTGCTTTGGGTGACCAAACAAGTCCTACGGGGAGGAGGAAACTAAATAAACCTCCCCACTTGACAATTTGTGATAGTTAGAATAAATAGTATTTAACTGTTAATTAAGGAAATATATGAGTGTTCCACCAGATAAAATGATGGAGTTGATTAAAAACCAACAACCCGGCGGGGCGCCAGCTCCAAATATTACGCCTGAACCACAGGCAAACGGTATGTCGGATTCTTCTACCGCTCCAATGGGTACACCAATGTCAACGCCTGAACCTAAAATGGGTAACAAAGAAGGCGCAATGGTAAACCTTTCAATGGCTCAAGACTTGTTAGAACAAGCGCTTCCTTCTGTTGGTTCAGATAGCGAAGAAGGTAAAGCAATTCTTAATGCCATTAATGTAATAAACAAAGTTATCGGTCCTCGTAAGGGCAAAACTAAAGAGTTGCAGCAATCTGAAATTTTGCAGATGCTTCAAAACTTGCCTCAAGCTGGTGGTGCAACGCCTGAAGGTACAGCAATGTCTAAAGCACCGGCAGTACCGAATATGCCTCCAATGCCAGCAATGGCGGCGGCGGGTCCAACACCTCAACCGAGTCCAGCTCAATAAGGAGAAATCATGGATTTATTTAAGCCAAGAGGCGCGAGCCAACCTCGCCGTCCTACTGACAATACGCAACAACACGGCGTTATTACTAACACTCCACGCTTTTCACAGCTTGGTGGTTTAGATAGCCCAATCAAAACCGGACCTAAGAACAAGATGCAAGTTCAAAAGCCCGGCGATGGCAAAAAAGTAATCTAAATCAGAAAAGGGGATAAATTATGAGCTTAGAAGACCTATCGTTTGAAGCAAGAGACCAATTGGCTGCGCTAGCGCAACAGTTGTCTGAGAATCCTGATACTCGCAAGGAATTTTTGCGCTTGACCAAAAAAGCCAAGCCAGATTTGAATATTCCTGAATTAGAGATTGAGGATTACACAAATAGAGTGGCTTCCGCGTCTGAAAAACGCGTACAGGCATTAGAGGCACAGTTGCGAGAGCGCGATGCTATCGAAGACCTTAATAAGCGCCGTAACAAGCTAATGAAAAAAGGCTTGGCGAGTTCTGATGAAGATATTGAGCAGATTGAAAAAGTCATGCTTGAAAAAGGTATTACGAATCACGAAGTTGCCGCAGAGTATTGGGACTGGATGAAACAATCCGCTGAACCAACACCTACCGGCTACAATCCAAGCGCAGTCAGCAAGTTCGACCTAGGTAAATACTACAAGAACCCAGTTGGCGCAGCTAGAGATGAGGCTTCAAAAGCATTAGCGGACCTTCGGAGAAATCCGAAACCAATTGGTTTTTAAGACGCAGTAAATGGGGATATTTACTTTTAACGGAGATTTATTATGCCAATAGGCGGAGGGATTGTTCCGGCAACAGGCACAAGTCAATATAATGAGTTGACTTATGTTACACGCCGGGCTTTTATTCCCAAACTCGTAGTACAGCTTTATAACAGCACACCATTGATGGCTGCGTTGATTGCTAACAGTCAATCAGCTTCAGGCGGTGTATCCTCAGTAACCGTTCCAGTTCAGGGTTCGCAATTTGTGAACGCCCAATGGTCTGACTATTCTGGTTCATTCAATCAGCCTTCAGTCCAGCAAGGTGCTTTCAATGCTGAATTTGACTTGAAATTAATGATTGCTCCAGTACCGTTCCTCGGTATGGAAGGTGCAGTTCAGCAAGACGCAGCAATCATTCCATTGATTGAAGCTCGTATGAACGATGCAACCAATGTAATGATGGATGCAATGGCAACTGCTTTGTACACCAACACTACAAACAATCAACAATTTATCGGTCTTCCAGCAGCCGTTTCTAGCTCTGGTACTTACGGTAATATCAGCCGTAGCACCTACACATGGTGGCAGTCTAAGCAATATGCCGCTGGTGGTGTAAATCCAACTCGTCAAAACATCCTGCAATACATTTCTGGTACCGTTAAAAACGGCGCTGAAATGCCTAGCTTTGGTGTTTGCGGTTTTGGTACATGGACATTGCTTGCTCAAGACTTCGTAGGTCAAGAACAGTATGTCATCACCCCCGGTCATGGTTTTGATAGCGATTCTAACGGTCCTCAAGCTGCTTTCCGCGCTTTGATGGTCGCTGGTGTTCCAATCTATCCAGACCCATATTGTCCTGAAGGTACTGTGTACTTCCTGAATACTAACTACTTGTCTCTGTACATCCATGACCAAGGTTCGTTCGTATTTACAGGATTTGAGTCCACTCTTCCTAACTGGCAGATTGGTTATGTTGGTGCTGTGTTAATGATTGCAGAATTGGTTAATACCAAGCCTAAGTCAATGACACAAGTGACCGGTTACAACTCACTTTCTATCTAAGGAGATAAACCATGTCATTAGCTTCCAATAAAATCCTAGTATCGAATGTAGCAACTAACGCGGCATCTGGCTATTTTCAAGCCTACGCTGCTGGTAACGCTACTGTTGTTATGCCAGCCGGCATTTACTACATTGCTCCTACTGCCAATGTCACAATCGAGTTAAACACCGATACTGACGGCAATATCAGCAATGCAACTTGGGCTGTTGTTGTGGCAAACAATACTGGCGGCTTGTTCATCGCTGACGGCTACAATGTACGCGCTAATGTGCTTTCTGGCACACCAACGATTACATTGTTTGCTACTAACGGCGGTCAACCAGTATCAGGCACATACAACAAATAAGGAGCAGCCATGTCTAGCGTAGATTCAGTAGCACAAAATACGGCGGTAAACTTTGGCAACTATGCCATTGCTTCCGCTACTGGCGTGCCTCTGGGTGCAACAGGCAATGCTGTTATTACAATTCCTATTCTTAGCGGCGGTTTGACCGCAGGGGCAAATGCCGCTAGTTCAGGAAGCGTAATTATTAGACGCGTAACCGTTCAGAATCCTAATGGAAATATTGGTACAGCCAATGTGTCTATTCTGACTTCTAACGATGGCAATGCGAGTAATGCGGTAGTTGCGGCTACCGTGTTATCCAATTTGACAGCGACTACTACTTATCAGGACTTGACTGTTGCTAGCCCGTATAGCACGACAACCGTTGTGAATGGTTATACCGTTCAGGCTTTATTTGTAAAAGTGAATACCGCAGTTGCTAATGGCACTTGTGATATTCGTGTTTATGGCGATACTGTGAGCTTCTAATTATGTCAACCTTATTTGTGACGAACACATGGGAAAAACCCATACACTTTGATTATGCTTTTAAACCGTACGCTTTTCCTATCGGGGAGACGGTGGAGGTGGAAGTAGAGGTGGCTCGTCACTTATTTGGTTACATGGAGATGGATAAAGAACCATTCCTTGCTCGTTTAGGTTTAATCAGAACTAAAGCAGAAGTGCCGGAAGGTTTGGCTATTTTGTCCAAAATCTTAATTTCGGAGCAAGCTCCAAAAAAGAATCACTCGTTATCCCCGGTGGTGGAAAGAGTACCCTTGCCCTCCCAAAAGAAGGCAGGGGGAAAAGTCCTTAGCCAAGCAGCTTAATATGGAAAATCAATGTCACAAACTCTGCAAGGCTACATCACGCAAGTCAGAAGACTCTTGCATGATGCTAATGGAAACTTTTACTCCGACCAGCAATTAACAGATTACATTAATGCTGGCAGGGAGC